CAAGATGCGTTTGCACATAGCGACCTCTCATACGGCTTGGGCTGATGTATCTATTGTACACTGATTATGCAGATAATGCACGCGGGCGCGTCATAGAACTGACGTTCTATTGACTGCGGGCATGATATGGCCTAGAATGGGAGATGAGACGGCAATCTCTGACGGAGTAGAGCACATGGCAGCGCTTTTCGTGTTTCACAAGTCGTTGTGCTGTGGGTATAGGCCCCCAGCGGCACGTAGCTTTCTCCTGAGATTGCCGTCTCCGGGAAGCGCGGTCCGCTGGGGGCTTATGCGTTATCAGGACAAGGAGACGGCAATGGCAGTACCGGATGAGGTTTTAATTGCGAGGGCGAAGGCGACGGGGGCACGGCTGCTGGCGCAGATCATGGCCCGGATGGACAGCGCGGCACGCATCACGCTGGTCCTGTGCGAGTTGGAGCGCGCCGTGCAGGTGGGGCAGCCGGGCGACGGCGATGAGCTGTGGTCGCAGTTGTGGACTGAGCTCCTGGGCCAGGTGGACGAGGCGACGCGGCGGTTGCTGGTGCAGTGGGAGGCGCTGCGAGCGACGCGCTTCGTGCTGATGCTGGGCGAGCCGAGCGGGCTGAACCTGGGTGAGGTGCACGAGGACTTGTGCGAGGAGGTGGTGACGGCGGAATGGATGCTGTCGGAGGCGGGATAGGGGAGTGTTGAGGCGGGCAGACCCCCGGTGAGGATACCGGGGGTCTTTTTCGTGCCGGTGCTATGAATATAGAGATGGTAAAGTTGAACGATATACTAGATGCGGGTATAATGAGGGTGTGATCCACGAGAGGTAGCGGCAGGGTGTCCAGGAGGAGGGTAGGGATGCGTGGAGTGCGGCTGTTGTGGATGGTGGTTGTGGTCGTGGCGATGTGTGCGGTTCCCCTTGTAGTGTACGCCCAGGCGGGCGATCCCCCGGATCTGACGCCGGGGATCAGTGAAGACGAGATCCCCGAGGCGGTCGATTTCCTGTGGTTCTTGGCGTCGCCGGTCGGGGCGATCGTGGTGGGGATTGTGGTGTCGATGCGGCTGGAGAGGTGGTCGTGGTACCAGGCGCAGAACGACGAATTGAAGCGGGTGCTGGCCTATGGAATCACGCTGGCCGTGGCGACCGGTGCGTATGCGTTGGCGCGCTGGGTACCGGCGACGTTTTGGGAGGCCGCGGCGCCGTTCTGGATGATCGTGGTGGTCTGCTTCTTCGCTGTCTTCGGCAACCAGGGATGGTTCCAGCTCGTGATCAAGCGGGCGCGGCACGAGGAGACGGTGCGGTCGTTCAAGGTCCTGGGGTAGCGCGTGGAACCGGCGTTGTTGACGGCGATCGGTGTGTTGGCCACGGCGCTTATCGGGCTCGGATCATCGCTGGCGGTGCTGGCCAAGGTGCGCGACGAGCGGGGGAAGTTGGCGGCGGAGAGCCGTAAGCTGACGGCAGAGAGTGACAAGCTGGGCGCTGAGCAGCAGGACGTTGAGTCGCAGGCGTCACGGCGGATCACCGAAACGGCGTTGTTGCTGTTGGATCGGTTGCCCGCGCGGGTGGCCGATCTGGAAGCGGAGCGGGAGCAGTTGGTCGCGCGGTTGGCCGAGCAAGAGGCGCAGCTGAAGGCGCTGCTGCAGCAGGTGAACGGGCAGCAGGCGCAGCTCGATCGTCAGGCGGAGCAGATGGGCCAACAGGCGATGCAGCTGGCGGCGCTCGAGGCGGAGCGCGAGGAACTCTACAAGGGCATCGAGTTGCTGATCCGCCAGATCAACAACCTGGACGCGTGCCCGGACTGGGTCCCGGCCAGGAAGGCGAAGGGGCACTGATGATCCGGCGTCGGGTGGCGGTCATCCAAACGGACAAGCACGGCGGGCACAAGCTAGGGTTGTGCAGTCCGGAGGTGGTGCTCCCGGCAGACGACGAGATCGGGCGTCCGGCACCGTACACGCCGGATCTGACGGCGTTTCAGAAGGTGCTATGGAATTGGTACCTGGACGATATCGAAGCGGTGATGCGATTCGCAGCCGGCGACGAGGTCGTGCTGTTCGACCTGGGGGATCAGACGCACGGGCTGAAGTACCCGGAGCACCTGATGACCACGCGGTTGGCGGATCAGATCATCATCGCGGTGGCGAACGAGATGCCGTGGTTCGAGTTCGACAACGTGGTAAAGGCGCGGTTTGCGAAGGGGACGGGGAGCCACGTCTTCGGCCAGGGAAGCGCGGAGATCATCATCACGGAGCAGCTGCGAGCGTTGTATCCGGAGCGAGATTTCCGCTGTCTGTACCACGGGGTGGCGGACCTGGGCGGGGTGACGTTGGATTGGGCGCATCACGGGCCGGGGCCGGGGATCCGCGATTGGACGCGGGGCAACCAGGTGAGGTATCACCTGCGGGATCTGGTCTACCGGCAGCGGCGGCACGCGGAGCATTGGCCGGCGCGATTGTACGTACGGGGTCACCGGCACTCGTGGGTGCGGGAGACGCTGTACGAGACGTGGCAGGGGGAGGAGTACATCTACGACCTGTTCACGCTACCGAGCTACTGCGGGCTCGGTGACTACGGCCAGCAGATGTTGCAGAGCCTGCCGTTTCAGAGCTATGGGTTGGTGGCGATTGAGTTGTTGGACGGCGAGGTCGGGCGGATCAAGCCGTATATGCGGGTGCAGGACATCCGGACCTGGGAGCGGTTATGACGGATTGTCGGGAGCAGGTGATCGCGGAGATCGCGGCGATGTCGGGCGTGATCTCGGAGATCGAGGATGACGAGATCACAGTCAACGATTTGATGGAGGGGACGGACTTGGGGTATCAGGCGTGTGCGACACGGCTGGCGGAGCTGGTGGAGGAAGGGCGGTTGACGATGCGGTGGGCGATCGCGCGAAACCGGCACCGGGTGAAGGCCTATCGACTGGTCGACCCGACGGATCACATACCGGGTATGGACGATACCGGAGAGCAGGGCTGAGAGATGGTGAACCATCGGGTGCCGAGCCCGGCGCAGGTGATCGAGAAAGAGTTGGATGAGCGCGGCTGGTCGGTGGAGGAGCTGGCCGGGCGCGCCGGGTTGGCGCCTGAGACGATCACAGCGGTGCTGGAGGATGACCGAGCGATCTCGCGCGAGATTGCCAAGGGGCTGGGTAAGGCTTTCGGTACGTCAGCGGATCTCTGGTACCAACTGTCGATCAACTACCGGTGGTGGTTGCGCGACATGCCGCCGGAGACGATGGGGTGGATGACGCCGGAGCTGCGGCGAGCCCTGGACGAGATTGAGCAGCCACACGTGGCGAAGAAGCGGGCCACGGTGTTGCTGCTGGCGAGCGCCACGGCGAACGACGTGGCATGGTCGACGGTGTTCGAGGATCCGCGGGCCTGCAACCAGCGGGTGTGGTACCAGAAGTGGCAGCATGATCCGGCTATCGCCACGGCGCTGGAGTTGGCGACGATGGAGGCGCTACATTGGCGAGATGCGGAGACGGCGCGGATCGAGGCACACGTGACGCAACAGCGGCGGCGGGCGATCGCGGAGGGGTCGCTGGATGCGGTGACGGGGTTACGCAAGACGGCGTTGTCCGAACCGTCACATATGCAGATCGATGCGAGCAAGGTGCTGCTGACCCTGGCGGACGAGGAGGCAGCGGCGAAGCTGGCAGCGGCGAAGGGCAAACCGATCGAGGTAGAGGTCAAGGGTCTTGACGACCATATTGAGCGAGAACTGGCGAGAGTGGCCACCGGCGGCGAAGCAGGCGATGCTGAGGAAGCTCCGGGCGATGCCGACGCGGAAGCCTAGCGCCCAATACGCGACGTATCGCCGGGACCCTGTCGGGTTCATCGATCGGGTCCTGGGCTGCACGTTGACCGGGCCGCAGAAGGCGGTGTGTGAGAGTGTGCGCGATTACCAGGTGACGGTGGTGCAGTCGGCCAACGCGGTGGGGAAGACGCACGCGGCGAGCGGCACAGCGCTGTGGTTCCTGCGGACCTTTGAGCGCAGCAAGGTGATCGCTACAGCGGCACCGCCGCTGGAGAACCTGGAGCGACTCCTGTGGGGCGAGGTCGAGGCGCGATTGGCGGGGGCCGGGGATGCGTTTGCGGACGCGACGGCGGGTTATCTGAATGTCGAGATCCTGCCCGAGTGGTGGATGGCGGGCAGGGCGATCCCGATGTCGGGCACCTCGGCCCAGCGAGAGGCGAAGTTCAGCGGTATCCACGCCCCGGCGTTGCTCTTCATCGTGGACGAGGGCGATGCAGTACCGGAGGAGGTCTACCGGGGAATTGAGAGCTGTATGTCCGGCGGGCTGTTCCGATTGCTGATTCTATTCAACCCGAGGGAGAGCAAGGGCGAGGTCTACCGGATGGTCCAGAGCAAGACGGCGCACGTCGTGACGCTGGACGCGTTCAGTCATCCGAACGTGATCAGCGGGAGGAATCTCGTGCCCGGCGCGGTGACGCGGGAGGTCACGGTGTTGCGCATCGCGGATTGGAGCCGCCCACAGGCGGCGGGGGAGTCGATCCGCGACGACGACCCCGACTGGTTCCGGGTGCCGGCGTTCCTGGATGGGGCCAGGGCCACGCGCAAAGACGGCTCGCTGACGGAGCCGTTGACCGGCGGTGAGATGCGCAAGGTGACGAACCCGGCGCTGTCGTATATGACGCTGGCGCGGTTCCCCGGGCAGGCATCGAACCAGCTGATCAGCCGGGTATGGGTGCGGTCGGCGATGGCGCGGTGGGTGGCTCGGCGTGAGCTGCATGGAGATGCACCTCCGGAGGGCGTGCGACCGGTGCACGGACAGGACGTGGCGGAGATGGGCGCCGACTTGAACGCGGCGTGCTTGCGCTACGGCAGCTGGGTGGCGCCATTCGAGACCTGGAACGGCGTGGACGTTCTGGTGACCGGAGATCGAGCGGCGAGATTGGCGGCGACGCGCCTGGCGGTGGCCTCGTTTGTGGACGCGACGGGGATCGGTGCGGGAGTGGCGCCACAGATGGATCGTCGCTGGGCAGCGGATCGGGCAGACCTCGTGATGGATGCGTATGAGGGTCAGGCGGTGGCAGTGAAGGTGGCCAGCAGTCCGACCGAGGCCGTCGACGAGGGTGAGTTTGGGACGTTGCGCGACCAGATATTGTGGCGGGTGCGTGAGTGGCTGCGAACAGACCCGGCGGCGATGCTGCCCCCCGATCCTGATTTGGAGGACGAGCTGTGCGCGCCGCAGTATGAGGTGCGGCGTGGAAAGCTGAAGGTGACGGACAAGGAGACGCTGCGATCGTGGCTGAAGCGGAGTCCGGACCTGTTGGATGCGCTGGCGCTGACGTTTGCGCCGGAGCCGGCCGCGGAAGACGGGACGGCGATGGCTGAGGCGATGGTGGCGGTGAGTCCATTCTGAGGAGGGGGATTACCGGAGGGTAGGAGGGCACGATGAGTCGAAAGCAGGGGCGGGGGCGTCCGCTCGATGAGATGGTGAAGGGGTCGCTGGATTATGAGATGGCGCGGGTGCGCCAGGCGTTCCGGGCGCAGTTCCCGTCGAGCGACGCGTGGTGGCCGTGGATCGAGGAGATCTTCGGCGATCACGTGATCGTGCATGACGACACGCTGCAGAGCGATGAGTACTGGCACGTGCCGTACACGCGCGAGGAGGGGCAGATTACGTTTGCGGCACGCGAGACGTGGGAAGCGGTCGAGTTGACCTATCAGCCCCAGAGCCGGATCGACGAGTCCAACAAGGGGCCACGGCAGCGACTGGTTGAGCGCGTTGCCGACAGCCGGGTGCGACTCGTTGAGTCTGAGGGTGGGCTGACAGGACGCATCACAGCGATCGGGTTGACGGCGGACACCGTCAACGGTAACGGTCGGAGGTATCCGGCGCGGGTTGTCGAGGCAGCGGTCCGTGAGTTGCGGGGTCATCTGCACGAGAGCGCCGGTCAGGGCAGGCTGATACAGGTGTTGGGCGAGGCGGAGCATCCTTCCGACAAGCCGACCAGGCGTCCGAACATCCTGGAGACAGTGTGTGTATGGGACGATGTTGCCTTCGATGGCGCGCAAGTCATCCTCGAGGGACATATCGTCCGCACGTCGAAGGGACAGGACATCCTGGCGTTGATGGAGGGCGGCGTGAGGCCGGACATCAGTCAGCGGGCCTATGGGAATGTAAAAACCGTCACGGAGAACGGATTGACCGTCGAGGAGGTCACCGAGCTCCACATCACCGGATATGACTTCGTGCTGGAAGGCAGCGACCTGCAGGCGGGGGTCACGATGGTGGAATCACGAGACGATGAGGAGAGAGCGATGGAACTCGAGGAGCTGAGGAAGAAGTACCCCGATCTGGTGCGTAAGATCGAGGAAGAGCACGATGCGAAGAAGCGTGCTGAGATGGAGCGGAGCCTGGCCGAGCGGGCGCGGGCCGATGCAGAGCGTCAGCGGCTGTTGGCCGAGCACGATCGCGAGCTGCGGGAGATGCTGGGCCTGGGCGAGACGGACGACCTAACCGCGGCGTTGGAGTCGCGCGAGCGCCGGCTGCAGGAGATGGAAGAGGCTGAGCGGGCGCGGCAGGTGGCGGATTACATCGACACGCAGATGGCCGAGATCAAGTATCCGGAGTTTCTGAAGGTGCAGTTCGTCGAGTCGGTCAAGGCGGCCGGGGCGAAGAGCATCGAGGAAGCGAAGGCAGCGATCGTGGCCAAGCGCAAGGAATACGACGCGATCGTGGCCTCGATGCAGCTGGAGCGCCGTGGTTTCCAGGGCGTG